CGCTACGCTTCCACAAAACTCTACATTTTCTATTGAAGGAGAGCGTATAGTTGCTAAAACAGTAGTCAACAATGGAGATGGTACATTTACTTTTTCCAACGTCACAAGAGGTGCTGATGGTACTACAGCTGGTACTCACGCATCAGGCAAAATGGTATCTGATGGCTCATTTTTTAACAGTGACTGTTTGCACTTGAACGCTTACGGAATGAATGTTGCAGCCAAACTGTTATGGCAAGGCTTTCAAGCATATCAAGCACAAACTAACTATTCACTTTCAACGGGTAACGGAAACTACAGTGATGATAGACAACGACCAATGTTAGGTCTTTCTCAAAATTCATTTCTTGCTCCTGCGGTTACTAACTTAGCCAACGCTATTGGTGCTTTTAACACACAATTCTTCACACCTATTTACATACCTTCTACATGTATCATTACACAGGTAGGTTGTATTGTAACTGCTACAGGTGTTACGGCTTCAACTTGTAGATTTGGGTTATATGATTTAGATAGTGGTAGGCGTGGACCAAACACTTTAATTCATGACTTTGGTACAGTTTCAACAGTTGGAACGGGATTCTTAGGAGTTACTACTTATAAAATGGTTAAACCAGGTTGGTATTACATTTCATCGTGCGAACAAGGTTCTGGTACAGCGTCAACTAAAAGATGTATGACAGCTACATCTGCTGCTGCTGGTATATCTGGATATGCTGGACCTCCAATAGCTACAACAACTACTCCAACAGGTACTACATGGATTCCTACTAACGGATTTACACAAGCATCAGTAACAGGAGCATTTGCCGCGACAGTGGGTACTTTAAGTGAATCAGTAATAGCTAACCCGATTGTATTTCTAAAAGTAATAGTCAGGACACTGGCATAATGACAATAAATGATATAGCAAACTTTGCTTACCAGATTGATGGTGATGAAGTTCACATTATCTATTCAATTAATGGTGTCTACGGACAAACCTATATTCCTAATAACACTGATGAACCTGTATTAGATTTACAACCATTTAGCTGGAGCTTACCTGCTAGCGAAATAGAGGGTATGGAAGACCCTACGGATTATCTAAAACAAGCAATTGTTAATGCAAATCAGTAATGATATAATTTAGGCAGGCAAAACCTAGGAGCCCTTCTTTGAGGGGCTTTTTAATTTAATAAGGAGCAAACATGGCATATACACCAACAGCTATTAGGCAAAAAGGTATACAATCTTTTGGTTCATTAGTTCAGGACCAGAACCGTGTAGAAATGACTGGTACTACTGGTAACACAGTTGTATCTCAAGATGCTACAGGAACACCTGTAACTTCTCCACAAACCAACATGAGTGGTTCAGGAGTAGCTTTAACAGTACCAACTAATGCGGTACAGTTTACAGTTAACTCAACAGTTACAATTCAAGTAGGCGAAGACGCATCTTACGCACAAGGTCTTTTAATACCTGCAAACACACTTTGGACTATTGATTGTGCAAGAATGACAAACATTTATCTTAAGCCTTCAAGCGGTACAAACACAGTATATTTCCAATTTAAGGTAGTATAGGTTTCTAAATGGCAGTCAGGAATCCCACAGTTTGGACCCCGCCATCCGGTACAGGTTTTGCAATACCTTCAACCGGAGCTGCTATACAGACACAAAGTCTAAGTAATTTAACAACTCAATCTGGTACCACGCTAAACATTCAGCCACAGACGTACAAACAAAGATACGCTACAAGCTGGAATCAAAGCACTAAAAACAGAAGTAAATGGCAACCACCAAGTGGAAACGGCTATATTGTAACAGTAGGTACTAGGTATATAATAAGTAACAGTAATAGTTTTATTATTACAAACGATGGAGATAATTTAGTAACAAATACTACTTACACCTCACCACGCAACATAACACAGTGGACAATATCAGGAGCATAATGGCAACAATAACCTCACTACCAGTCGCAGCTACAATTGACGCAACAGCGGATACTTTTCCTATTGTTACAAATTCCCTTAATACTACTCAACAAATTAACCGAAATATTTTTCTTAATTTAGCTTCCCAGCCTGTCGGACTGAGTGATTCCCAGACGCTGACAAACAAAACACTTACATCACCTACTATTAACGGTGCTACTTTAAGTGGCACCCTTTCTGGAACATACACAATAGGTGGTACACCAACCTTTCCTTCCTCAGTCACACAGAACACTGTTGTGCAGACTTTAACCAACAAAACGCTAACAAGTCCAACTATTAATTCACCAACCATTACAAACGCTACAATAAGCGCAGATACACTTACTGGATATACAACTTCAAACAGTGGAACAATATATGGTGTATCTATAACAAGTGGTGCAATTAGTGGTTCTTCATTAACATCATCTAGTGTACCTTTAACAAAATTAACATCCGATTCTTCATGGGCTTGGACTACTTGGACTCCAACATTTACAAACTTCACTATAGGTAATGGAACATTAAATTGTTATTACGTCACAGTTGGTAAAAATGTTTATTTCACTATGCAAGTAGTTTTAGGTACAACTTCTTCGGTAGGAACAAACCCCTACTTCACTTTACCAGTGAACAACAATACAACTACTTATCCAACAACTGGTAATACTCAAAATATGATAGCTACAGGTTGGGGTTTTGCAGGAGGTAGTAATTATTTCTTATATGGTGCAATAAACAACACAACAGGTGCTAATAAATGTCAATTACTAGCTTCTTTAGTTTCCCCTACTTATGTTCAAATAACTGGAGTTTCTGCAACTGTTCCAAATACATGGGCTAACACTAACCAAATTACTTTGCAAGGGGTTTACCAATCATCATGAGTAATGTAACAATAAACTCACTACCAACTGCAACCACCATAGATGCTACTAATGATTTACTTCCTATTTACACTAATTCATTAACAGCTACTCAAGCTATATCTAGAAACACTTATCTTAACTTATCTAGTCAACCAGTAGGATTAACAGATAGTCAAACACTTACTAATAAGACATTGACTTCTCCAACAATAAATGGTGCAACATTATCTGGAACATTATCTGGTACTTATACTATTGGTGGAACACCTACATTTCCTGCAACAGTAGTTCAGACAACTACAAGCCAAACATTGACTAACAAAACACTTACAAGCCCTACAATAAACAGTCCTACAATTACTAACGCAACTATATCTGCTGACACACTGACAGGTTACACAACAAGCAACTCAGGTACTATTTACGGAGTGCCTGTAACTACTGGTAGTATTAATGCTAGTTACCTTACGGCTTCATCTATAACTAATACGCAAGTGGCTGCGGCAGGATTGTATACTAGTAAAGTATATAACCCTTACAAGTTTAGTGTATATAGAAATACTACTCAAACTGTTACTGCATCTGCTTATACAAAAATTCAATTTAATGCTAAAACTTTTGATACAGGAAATAATTTTGATATAACAACCAATTTTCAATTTACCGCACCTATAGCAGGTTTTTATTATTTTTCACTTATAGCTAGTCCTTCTGCCTCAAGTACAAATACTGTAGTATTGGGAATAAATGTTAATTCATTTAGTTCAACACCTACATATTACACAAGTTATTCACCTGGAAATGGACAATCACTCGTTTATTCATTTTCAAAGTTCATACAATTAAACATTGGAGATACAGTTTCGGCTTACGGATACAACCAAACAACGAGTATGTATGTTCCTTTAATATTTGATGGTTATCTAGTGAGTGCAACATAATGAGGAGAAATAAACAATGATAACATTTACACAACTATATAACAGAGTAGCAAACATAACAGGTGTCAGTACAACAACTGATACTCAAGACCTTGTTAATTCAAAACAAGACATTAACCACGCTCTGAGGTTATTTAAAAACCAATCAAGGAGATACTGGACTCGTAAAGAAGTCACAGCTAACTTGGTTGCAGGACAGCAATACTACACATTTCCAGAAGACATGGTACGTATTACAGAAGTACGTGCTAATACTGGTGGATATAACTGGCCACTAGTTAACGTGGATTCAGAAGCACTATGGAACCGTTTCAATGTGATTCCATCTAACACAGTAATTGTGCCTCAATTCTATTTTGTCAGAGGTAAAAATGAAATCGGATTGTATCCTACACCATCACAAAGTCAAACTGCAGGTCTTATAATATCTTACGAACCACGTATGATTGACATGAGCGTAGACGATGTCACCACTACGACTGTAACTGTTACTAACGGTTCACAGTATGTTACAAGCCCAAGTACAAACTTTAATACTAATATGAATGGTATGTACTTTACAGTAACTGATGGTTCAGATGGTAACTGGTACCCAATTGTAGGTGCTACAGCATCACAGCTTACTCTTGAAAACTATTATCAAGGTCCTACAGGAACTGCTGTGGCATGTCAAATAGGTTTAGTACCAGACATCCCAGAAGAGTATCACTTAGGTCTTGTGTACTATGCAGCGTACCAATATTATTTGAAGCGAAATGACATGGCTAGTGCTACACTATATAAAGGATTGTATGAAGATTTACTTATGCAATTCAAGCAAGCATACGCAAACAAAACAACCGGGGTCGTACAGAAACCGCTTACAGATAATATCTTTAACATCTTCTGGCTACCTCCTGGTGTAATATCGGGGTAATAAATGGCTAAAGGTCCTCACAATTCAGAAAAAGATAAAATCCACTTAAACTCATTCATAGGTGGTATGGCTGTCGACTATAAGTATGGTATAGCTAATTCTTTTTACTACTCACAGGGTCTTGATTTTCGTTCCAAGCCATCTCAAATGTCAGTTTTACCAGGGATGAGTCCAGTTTCATCTACACTTAGAGACCTCATTACTTGCATGTGTCAGGATGCTAATGGTGTACGATACGCTGTAGGTAATCAAGGTTGGTTTTATAAAATAAACACATCTGGTGTAATCAGTGTAATAGGTAAACTTAACTCTAATGGTGCTGCCGGTATTGTGTACAACCAGTATTCAGATTCTATTTACATTACTACACAAAATGCAGTAACGGTTTATAGTCGTGTTACATCAGCTACACCTAAGCTATTGCTAGACCAATTTGGTCCATCAGCATCTGTATCTAACAACGTAATCTATCAGTACAACACAGTCAATGGTGCCTACGATGGTCAGAACAACACTATTAGAAACAACATAGTAAGTTATGCTGGTCAAGCAATTACTCCTTCTAACTACACGAGCATCATTACAAACACGCTCACTAATTCATACATATTACCAAATACTGTAGTTGAAACTTCTACTAACTTGTGTTCATTCATACCAGACCTAACTCCAGTTTATTCTATAGCTGTGTACTTCCCTGTCAAAGGTACAGGTGACGTTACTCTGACATTCCACGATTCACTTAATAACACACTAGCGACATCGACAATAACTAATGCAAACTTAGTAGTAGGTTGGAACAACTTTATTTTTTCAACACCAGTGGTTGTTATACCAAACGCTAACTTTACCGGTGCTAATGCTTCTTACCATTTCCATTTGACTTCAAGTGTATCTAGTGACACCACAACTATAGCTACCATAAGTGCAAGCGATATGACTGGTACTAACTTTGTATTATTTATAAATAGATTGATTACAACTAACAATACATGGCATCCTGCTTTGATATTCTCTAACAAACTTTACATCGGTAATGGTGGTTTCGTTGCTAGTTATGATTTCTTAAACGATTCAAGTCCACCAAACCCTTCAGGTGGTACATCAGGTTTTCAAAGACATATCTTAGCTTTGGATATAGGTTATGAAGTATGTGGTATGACAGTAAACAATCAGTACATAGTTATTGCTGCAGAAAAAAGAAGTACAAATGCCAATAAGAGTTTCCAAGACGGTTACTTATACTTCTGGGATGGCATTAACTCAAACTATAACTTCAAAATTGAAATACCAATGGGTGCACCATACTCATTACAGACACTTAATAACATTACTTACTTTGTATGTGCAGGTTCATTATTTGCTTGGGGTGGTGGACAACAAGTAATTAAAGTACGTTACCTAGCCTACCAAAACTCTGATTATTTAAATACGAATGACTCTACAATAGTCAACCCAAACATGATGGATATTCGATATAACTTATTGATGATTGGTTATCCTTCAACAACTACTAATATTAATCTCAACTATGGTATATATTCCTGGGGTTCTGTAGAACTCACATTTCCTAACTCATTCTGTTATTCATACGCATCATCTCTTGCTAGTATAGTCGGTCAAAACTATTCCGCATCTAATAACATGCAACTTGGTATGATTAAAAACTTTGTTGATACTATGTATACTTCATGGCAATACACTGATTCAGGTTCAGTGACTCGCTATGGTTTAGACATACTAAACAACAGTTCGACACCGGCACCAACATTCAACTGGCAGTCACTTATATATGATGGTGGAGTACGTTACAAACATAAGAAAGCTCACAGACTTAAAATAAACTTCCTGCCTCTTCCAGCTGGTACCACATTAAATGCTTATTATTCTATAGATAGAGGCGCTCAAATTACTGCAGACCCCGTATCTGGTACTCCATTTGCTGCAGCTGTTAATGATACCTCAATAGTAGTAGAGTTGAACAACGCTAGATTCTATGAAATACAAATAGGTTTTAGCGGTACCTGTTCTTCATCAGCAACCTCAGCGCCAACTATTACAGGTGTTACAATAGAAATAGACCCAAGAGAAGAAGAAACATCAATACGTAAAGACCACACTTAGGAGGATACATGGACCAAGAACTAGCACAAAACATGCCAAACCAGTCTTTAATGTATTCGACATTTACTCCTACGTTTGGTAACTTAAACTTTCAAATACAACCATCTCAAACTGGAGAAGTTAGTAATACCTACGGTACTATACCTTATCTTTCTTTAGAAGCTTTAGTTTACCAACAGCAGATACAACAGCAAACAGCACCTACTACAATTCTACCGGGTCAGAATACCGGTCAGCAGAACGTACAAGGTGCGTACACCGTTACAGACGGAACAGGTAATGTAAGGGTACAAATTGGTTCAGGGAGCTTCTAATGGCTCAGACAGCGGGAATAAAAATAGCTCAACCAGGCTATGACGCAAACAAATGTGCAGATTATAATTTGATATTTAGTTCATCTTGGCCTTCAATACAGATTCTATACGATGTAACTTTTAGTTATAACAATTATCCTACTGGTACTACAGTAACTAGTTTCACTGACCCAACAGGTTTTAATGTTACACGTGATGTTATTACTTACCCAATCAATCCTGGATTCTTTGCTTTTACTCAAGCTTGGCTTGTACAAAACGGAGTAGAACTAGGTCGTATACCGATAGATGTGTATGCAAATAAGATTGTAATAGATATATACTGGTCAACTAATCAAGCACAAACCAAGTTGACTGCTGGCCAATCTATCAATGTGAAAGTATATAATGTTAACTTACAGTATCAACAATCATATGAATATACACAGCCATCTCCTATTGCACAGCCTTATGATTCAGCATACGGAATTAAAATAGCTAAAAACAACAAAGGTATTAATGATAAAGATTTAAGAAGCTTTGTGCTTCATTCAAGAGCAGCAAGTCCACAAGTTTTATCAGTTGTTACAGAAAAAAGTCTAACTAATTATGACCCTACTGTTGGAGGTACGCTCAGTTATCTGATACCTAAAAACTACATACCATGGGCTTTTGGCTATCAAGCATATCAAAATGTTTCTTATTATTTATATAACAATGAAATGATATATACATTTGTTCCTTACTACTCTACTGGTACAACTCATTTGTACGTTTACACTAGTGGTAATGCTGATAATCCAAAACCAAGGATAAGTATGGCTTTATTTGGTTCATCTATTAATCCAACTTTTACTGGTATGGGTACAATGATTTGTTTGCGAGACCCTTTATTTGTTAGTCAGAATGTGCAGGTTAACTACTAATGGCAATCCAAGTATCATCCAACGGTGTTAATTTAAAAAATGCTAACACAAATCAAACTACTTTCAGTGATAAATATCCATTTCATAAACTAGATAAATTAAATCAAGTAAGTTTTCAAACCATTACAATCCAGTTTTTTAATGAACCACCTAACCCAAATGGAACCACTGTGTTTACTCAAACTACACAAGTGTATAAATTTGCACATGGCTATTCATATATACCTACAATCTGGTCTTTATTTGAAGTTACTTCTTTTACTGGTAGTGCCGCAGCTACTTCTACTAGCTTTGTTTCCCAACCTGATTATTACAATCAAGGGTATGGTGTAATTATGCTTACAACTGATACTGGTGCAAATGCTGCATTTTTGCAAGTGCAAGCTGATGCAACTAATGTATATGTAAATGTAATTAAAGCGTACGATACGGTGGATGAATCACCACTTTATCCTCCTAATATCATCGGTACAATTATTAAATTAAGGGTTTATGTATTTGTAGAAGATTTGGGTGTATAGTATAATCAAGTCAGGCAAACTAACCAAGCCCTCTTTAGGAAGGGTTTTTTTATTTTATGGATTATACGGCATTACAACAACAGGCACAACAACAGGCAGCTCAAGCTAGACAGCAAGGTCAACAAGCATATCAAAGTGATATAGATACTGCTAATCAGTACAAATCACAATACGATACAGCTCAGCAACAGGCTGGACAAGCTCAACAGCAAGTCAGTCAGTATTCAGATTACTTAAAAGGTGCTGGTAGTGGTCAAAACATCTATAATCAAAACGTTGGTCAACAAATGCAACAAGCTGGTTACGACCCACAGTTGATGCAAAGTTACATGCAAGGTGCACGACAACTTCAAGGATTAATGGGTGGACTTAATCAATCATACGAAGCAGGTTCTGGAACTAATTTAGGTGGAATGTCAGCATCACAGGCTGCTGCTTATAAGCAAGCTCAACTAGCTCCTGTTCAACAGGGTCTACAAAGCACAGCTGCTAACGTATCTGCTATGAACCAATCTTATCAGAACGCTTTAACTGGAACTCAGAACATTACCGGTGCTCAATTGAAGTCACAAGAAGACGTACAAACACAACTTCAAAACAATTACTTAGATGCAGCTAACCAAGCTAAATCATATCAAGATTCTATGTCGGCATACCAAGACTTAGCTGTAAAACAAGGTGGATTAAACAATGACCAAGCTAAAGGTTATGCTGCTATAATTCAGGGATACCAGGATTCAATGACTTCAGCAGCACAAGCCGCATCAGCATATGCTCAGGCTGAGTTTTACGGTAAACAAGCAGCTCAACTTCAACAAGGTATTGATGCAGGTAATCAAGCTAATTCAAATGCCATTTATAATGCTATGCAACCTACATCTACTACTCCAACTACTGCTGGAACAGCAAAACCTAATAGTCCTATATCTAATATAGCTAAGAATCAAACTGCTCAAAATCTAGCCGGCAGTACAGCTGGATATGGATTAGGTAGTTTATTTGGCCCGTTAGGTGGAGCAATTGGTGGTACTCTAGGTTCAACAGGTATAGGTAAACGAGTACTTTCTGATGTTGCAGGTGGTATCGGTAACTTGTTTGGAATGAAATAATAATAGGATTTAATTATGGATTATGGAAATTACTCAGACTGGGCAAATCAACAGCTTAAAAGTGGTCAATCACCACAAGCTGTACAAGCAAGTGTTCAGCAAGCTCAGCAACAACCTAAACAAAGTGGTAATTTCCTTACTCATTTAATTCCTACAGCCACTAGTATTCTTGGTGGTATAGGTGGTGCTTTGATTCCCGGACTTGGTGAAACAGGTGTAAGTGAAATTGCAGGATATGGTGGTGGACAAGCTGTTGGTCAAGGTTTAGAAAATGTTTTAGAAGGCAAACCATGGAGTCAAGATGTAGCTAAAGCAGGTGTAGAAGGTGCAGCTTTAGGTGGAGTTGGTAAAGTATTGGGTGGTGTTACAGAAGGTTTAGGTAAAGTATTATCTAGCAAAGGTTCATCAATGCTTGAAAATTTGAGTACTTCACAAACCCAAGCTGCTGAAAAACTAGCACAGATGAGTAAACAAAAAGCAACTCAATTAAACTTTGCCGGTGTAACTCCTGAAACAAATGAAGCTAACATGTTAAAAAACAATCAAGCATTTATGGACCAGATGGGGTTACCAAGCCACAGCCCACACGCTATGGATGCTACTGGACAAGCATTTTACGACACATTAGGTGCTGAAAGAACTGCTGCTCAAGATAGCGTTGGCACAGCACAAACTAAAGGTTTATTAGAAAACGTATCCAAAGCTTTTGGAGTAAACAGAGGAGAAGGAAGAGTACTTCCGACAGATATTAGTAATACACCTTTTGATGACATCTTTAATACTTGGGCTAATCGTGCAGACGTTGGAGTAAAAGACGTAGCAACGGGACAACTGAGGAAACCTACCATTAATGATTTTATGAATAACAACATACCTCCAAGTCAATTACAAAAACTTAGAGAAGAAATTGGTACATCTCAAAAAAGTTATCAAGACTTAGCAGAAAGAACATCTAGTCCTAATGCTATGCAACAAGCTAAAAACACTTCAAGTATTTTAAGCCAAGTAAATAAATCAATGGAACCACTTGTTAATCATCAAGCTGCTAATGATGCAATAGCAGCAAGAACACTTAGCCCTACTGAAAGAGCTGGCTATGTAGATAAATATGGTGATAAACTAGGAAACTTTTTAGCAGACAAAATAGACAATGCAAACACTGTACAAGATTTAACTGGTCAATTAAAAACTGGTGTTCAAATGAAAAACATATCTAAAGAAGCCATAGCAGATTTGCAAAACACAGCAAGTAAAAATGCTGGTGCCAGAATGGAAGCCAGTGATGCAGGATATGGTGGAATAGCTGAACCAGGTAATTTAACACCTCCAGAAGAGAATCTATTTCAACACGCTGTTAATGCTGTTAAGGTTGCAGCCGGTGGTGGTGGTAAAATTAGTAAAGCTATGCAGTTAGCTGACATAGGTGCTAAAACAAAAATAGCTCCTAAAGCATTGGAACAAACAGGAAGTTTATTAAGTAGAATAGGTAAAATAATTCCACCAACAACAGTTGGCGCAGGAAGTTTAATAGCAGCAGGAGCACAACAAGGAGCAGGAGGAGCACCAATGAATCAACAACAAAGTATGCAACAAGGCATGCCAGACCAACAAAATCAATTAGCTAGCTTATACAGTAATTTACTTGCACAAGAACAAGCATCACCAATTAACTTTGCTAGTTCATTAGGACCAGTATTACAAGCACTTGGACCAATGGTTCAGAAGCAAGGTATTGCATCAGGATTAGCACAAAACTTAGGTCAAGCTTATCAAGGTGCTGGTGGAGCACAAGGACCATTAATGGGCGCGCTATCACAACTATCAGGAGTTATACCTGGTACCCCAGCTAACGTCTACGGCCGTCAACAACAAGCCACATCTGGTTTAGTCGCACAGCTATTAGGAATCAATCCACAACAAGCAAGTATGCTTACTCCTCAACTTATGGCAACTCCTGGTTCTGCCGGAGCTGGTTTATCAAACGTACAAAATCTTATTGGGGCTTACGGTCAGTAGACTTAAGGTTTTCGTTAGAAACTTCCTGTACTTTCAGTTCCATAGTGTCACTGTCTAAATCTATTTCAAAAAGAAGGTTTACGTTTTCATCGTATCCAAATTTAGTAGTACATACGTAGTATAGGTAACCACTTATAATTCTATCCTTAAGTGTGTGGAATGTAAGAGCTGAGTTAAGTAAGTTTAGATAGTTAAACTCTCTCTCTGTTAGTTTGTGTGTTCCTTTGTCTGCGTTCTTTATCTTTCCCATAACGTCTCCTTATTTTAAATCTTCATCCTTTGGTAAGAATCCATAATCTTTACTCTCTTCTGGGTATGCACCTATAAAATCTTCATTAGGTTTGCCACCCTTCCAAGGTTGTAATATCTCTTTAGCGAAATCATGTCGCTGTCTGTTCTGTTCATGTTGTTTATAGGTAGATTGTTGACGTGAAGCTAATTTAGCCATGTCTGGTGTACCTTTGTAGTATTTGCCATCTATAATATAACCCATGTTATCCTCTTGGTTTCATTTTAACATTAAATTGCATTTCTCTTAAACGCTGTGATTCTTCCCACTCTAACTGTTGTGGTGTCTTAGGTTTTACTAGACCAACTGGTCCGGCTTGATTGACATTGAACTCATTGGTCCTGCCATAAGACGCATGTGTGGCTCCCACTTCTGGGCGGACACTTTCAAAGCGCTTACGAGTATCTTTAATAAAGTCCCAACCTGTTCTGTATAAGATACCGATTAATAAACCGATAACTAAAGTGACCATTAGTCGGCCTTAACTTCACGGTCAACATAAGTAATGCCAACTGTGGTAGTAATCAGTGTACCAACTACGCTAGTAGCGTTACGTACAGCTTCCTTGACAACCTCTGCAGGGTCAATGATTCCTTCTTCCAATAAATTATCAGGTTTGTAATCAGTTATTTCTTTTCTTAAGTTATATCCAGCCCATTTATCTTTCTCAGCAAGTGCTCGGAACAAACCTTCTTTAGGATTGTAGCCAGCGTTTTCTAATAAGGTCTGGAATGGTGCTTGAAATGCGTCTTTGAAATCATCAGTCGATACACGGGCTAAAGTAATACCACCACCAGGAACAATACCATCTCTGAGAGCGCTCTGTGTTGCTGCTATAGCATCTTCTACTCGTAGTTGGACTTCGCCTCGGTCTACTTCTGTTGGTGCTCCTACACGGATGATTGAAATCTTACCAGTGATTGCAGATATTCTTTTCTTAATCTCTTGTTTGTCTACTAAGCTTTCAGCTTCTTTTAGTTGTATACGTAATTCATTTACACGTGCATCAATGTCTTCTGTTGCTCCGTGGCCTTCCATAATGGTAGTCGAACTAGTGTTGACTACAACTTTACCAGCACTACCAAGCATATCTATATTGAATGAACTTGACTTAGCACCAGTAGGGAATATCTTTCCACCTGTTACAGCAGCTATGTCTTCTAAGAATAAGGTTCGCATTGGTCCGTGTACGTCTACATCAACTAGAGTAGCGTCTATGTTACCTTTTACTTTGTTAAGAGCAAGAGTAGCTAAAGCTTCTTCTACTACCTCACCAATTATAAGCAGGTCTACACCACGCCCAGCACGCTCTACAATCTTGTTTAGTATTGGAGCAATATCAGATGCAGTTTGTAATGTCTTTTCGGTTATAAGTATGTCTATATCGTTCAGGCGAGATTCTAGTCCAGATAAGTTCTTAATAAGAAACTCATTACTGAAACCTTTTCTCCAGTACAAACCTTCAACTTCTTCTGAGTAACTTCCAATACCATCGAACTCTTCTACAATAATGTTTCCTTCGGTACCAACTTTTTCAATTACATCAGCAACCATATCACCAATGGCTTCGTCACTTGCAGATACTTTAGCTACGTATCTAGCTAGTTCAGGTGTAGCTTCTACTTTGAACTCATCAATTCTTTTAATCATTTCTGATGCGGTGTTGTCTAGCATCTTGCGGACTATCATTCTATTGTAGCCACCGCTAATTAACTTCATGGCTTCTTTGTAAAGATGGTAACTGAGTATTACAACAGCGGTTGTACCATCTCCAACTATCTTATTACTCTTTTCACTAGCCTGAACCATAATTCGGGCAGCTATATTTTCGTTACCATCTTCCAAGTATAGTTTGCGAAGGTTTGTGACACCATCTCTGGATACAGTTGGATAACCAAAGTTGTTCTCAATAGCTACGTTACCGGCACTAGGTCCGTATGCAGCTTTAGCTAGGTTGTAAGCAGCTTCTACTGCTTTGTCTTTGGCAGCTTGAAACTCTTCACCATGACAAATATGTCTGGACATTTTACTCATCTTGGTATCCTTTCAAATCTTCTAATTTTATAAAAGCAAATTTTTCATCATCAAACTCAACCTGTGCTGAGTCACGGTACTCTTCAAAGTAAACAATTTTACCAGTTAAGTAATCGTATTCGGAACTATCTTTAGCAACACTAACTACTAGGCCATTCGCTTGTGTGGCAAACTGTTTGTCTGGCACATCAATCAATTGCGAATCATCGTTTAATCTTACTAAAACACATTTGTTGATTGGTACTAATCTCATTGTTTTTAAAATACACCATGTGATAAAATATGTAAAGGCAAACTAAGCAGCCCTCTTCTATGGGGGCTTTTTTAATTAAAGGAACTAATATGGCACTAAACGTTAAAGATTTACTCAAGGCAGACTTACCACCAACTCATGCAGACGCAGCTATGCGTAAGAAGCACACACTTGGTTCTATTGAGCACAACTCTAATCACATTAAAGACCACGCTAAAGGGTTGGAAGACTCTCTTAACAAGCTTTATACAGTAGACAGCAAAGAATATATGGTTCAGCTTAAGAAAGAATTAGCATCACTTAAAAAGATTTATGACCACATGCTTACTATGAAGAAGAAACCTAGTGATGGACATGACTGGCAACACAAAGGATTTTCAGCATGAGTAAAGTAAAAGACTTAATGAAGAAGACTAGTTGCAAGTGTAACTGTGATAGCTGTAAGCAAACTAAGAAAATGAACAAGCGATGTACTTGTTCTTGCTCTAACTGTAAGAGGAAATAATGACTACTGTAAAAGACATCATCAAGAAGAAAAAAAAACAAAAGGGTGGTTCCGTATCTAATGGTATGGGTGGCTACACCGGGGGGATATCTTCACAATGAGTGACGTTAAAAGTTTGATGGGTCGTTCTTCTAAGAACTATAAACACAAGAAGCCAATGTGGGGGGCTCATTCCAAAGTGCATAAGGTTATGAAAGAATATAAAGGCGGTATGTTACACAGTGGTTCTAAGAAAGGACCGAAAGTTACTAATCGTAAACAAGCTATTGCAATCGCTCTAAGTGAGGCTCGTAAAGGTAAAAAATGACTGTTCATGAGAAAGAAAGATTAGCTAAGGTGGAGGCAAATCAAGATAATATGTCCGACAATATCAATGAAATCAAACAAGACATCAAAGAAATGAAAGCTTTAATGCAAAACCTTAGTAATAATTATGTCACTAAGAAGGCAGCACAGTACGTTGTGACAATAATCATAGCAATTTTTACCGCAGCAATATATCTTTGGGATGTATTAATTAAAAGTAATAAATAGGAAGGGAGTCAAAATGACTTATATAGATTTTAAAAATGAATGGAATGGAAGAAGAGTTGATTACGACCATGTATATGGTTTTCAATGTGTCGATTTAATTTTAGAGTATGTAAAAGAATGTTACGCTCTACCAACAGGAGTATGGGGTAACGCAATAGACTATTGGAATCACCCAACACCTGCATTACTTACACAGTTCAACATTGTACAAGGACAGCAAGCACAGCAAGGTGATATTGCAGTATTCAATGGACTAGCTGGCAACCCTTACGGACACATTGGTATCGTAGACCGCCAAGACGCATCAGGCATCTGGCTATTAGAACAGAACGCTACAGGTTCAGGTGATGGACTAGGAAGAAGCGCAGTTGGAGTTTACCGAGCGTTACCACTTAGCAGATTGGCTGGACTTCTCCGACCTAAGTCAGGTACACAGCCACAACCTACACCTCCACCTGCACGTTCACAAGTTACTTTTCCCGCAACAGAACAGAGCTGGAGAGTTTACCGAGTGGGTTCAGGACTTCGACCTAACACTACTGACCAAGTTGGTGTATTAGCACCTGCTAGATTTGGTGGACTAACTTACAAGATTGAAGCATGGGTTGGAGATTACGCAGTCATAATTCAGACAGAATCATTTGGTAGAGTAGCCGCTTGGGTTAAAGGAACCGATGCAATAATAAGATGAAAACCTTCTTAGACAAGAAGCTATTTCCTGCAGTAATAAAGTTTGCAGTAAACCGCTGGCATATACTGGGACTTCTTTGTTTAGGCGTAGTCTTAATGACATTCCAAAAGCCTATAGTAGAACTTGTAGGTGGTAATTACACAAACGTAGTTTCAGCTACTGTAGCTTTGCTTATTCTTAGAGAAGAAATACAACAGAAACTTTCTCACGGAGATATACACGAAAAATTAGACGAATTACATAAAAAGGTGGATAAGTTATGATTGATGATTCTAAATTACAAGAACTAGCACAATTTACGCCTGAAGGTAAATTAACACCAGGTTATGGTGACGGATATCTATTTTATGTTGGTCGTGATGATGTTCATGGAATATTGCTCTACTTAATAAGAAATGAAAAGTTAAGTTTCAAATTAAACATGTTTGGTTATGATGACGATGAATTAAACCAAGCAATTTTAGATTTGTTTAAGATACCTAGCATACATGTTCAGGTTAGTTTAGATAAATCTCAAGCAGGAGGTGTTCATGAAAGAAACATTATCGCAGCCAATGAAAAACAAAATTCCAGCGATTTCGCCAATTCATTTACAATATTACAATCGGCAACTCATCAAATCTCCCATACAAAGGGCGGTATATGCGCTTCTCAAGGTTTATATTTTGAGGGAAGCACAAATTGGTCATCTGGAGGAGAAGGAACAGGAATATCATTAAAGTCTGATATTGCAAACCCTAAGGGCTTCAAAGCTCAAAACAACACACTTTTTGTTTCCACTAACAAGACTAATTTACTAAGGTTCTCAACAGAACTTGATGTAGAGCATCTTGTCGGAAAAAATAATAAATAAAGGAGGAACTAATGAAGTTACCAAGTTTTATCAATATAAGCAAACCAACTAAACAACAGATTCAACACGACATTTGGGTTATTTGTTCAGCATTTGTAGGTGGATTCATCGCAAGCTGGCAAGTACAACCAAACCAATTAAGCAAGTCTGCTATCGTAGCAGCGGCAGCAGCAGGATTAGCTGCGGCAATCACAGTAGTTAAAAGTATTATAACAACACTTTAATCTATAAAAAGGTGGGCTTATGCAGCCATATAAGGTCAATTGGGATGGTCAAGACCTAAAAAACCTCCTAACCATGAGTAACGAACAATTGAAGTCACACTATTACTGGCTAGATTGGGAAGGAATAAGAAGAACAAGAAATAAATATAGGGCAAAAGCTAGGAAGGTAATCGAGATGGAAAAACAACCAGAACAAAGAAGTCCGGAAACAGACAAGTTAGCGGAACTCTTTGAGCGTTCTGGTATAGACCCTAACGATATTTTAAGAGTTAATCGTGTCAACCTGTATCAAGGTTATATGAAAAACCAAGAAGGTGAGTTTGAAACCACCGACCTAGTAAGCGTACAGTACGTTCCTAGACCCACAGAGCTTACTGAGGACATGTTTATCTCTCAAGCTAAGCCAACTATCATTCGACCTATTAAATCCACAGCAAAGAAGTCTACGGCCGAAAAACTAGCAATCATATTACCAGACATTCAAGCTGGATTCAGACAATACGAAGATGGTTCACTTGACCCTATACATGATGAAAATGCTTTAGATATTGCATTACAAATAATTCGCGATACTAAGCCAGACCAAGTTATACTTAATGGAGACAACTTAGACCTGCCACAGTTGGGAAGATTTGCTCAGGAATCCACGTTTACTCAAACCCTGAACCCAACTCTTGATTATGTTCATGCGTTCCTAGCTAAAATACGAGCTAACGCCCCTGATACTAAAATCGTTTATCTAGCCGGGAACCATGAACTAAGATTATCTAAGTACATTATGCAGTACGCTGAAAAGTTACACGGAGTCAGACAAGCCGGTACTACTGAAAGAGTTTTGACTATACCATTCTTACTTAATTTGGCTGACATAGACGTTGAATATAAGAGTGGATATCCTGCCGCACAATATTGGTTAAACGAAAGAATCAAGGCTATACATGGTTCTACTGTACGCCCTGCCGGAAAGACTGCTGCCGCACTTGTAAACGCTGATGAAACTTCTACTTTGTTTGGACATATTCACAGGCACGAATACGCTGCCCGTACTGCTAAGAACTTTCAGGGTGCTAGGTTTATAATCGCACAAAGCTTCGGATGCCTAGCAAGAATAGACGGAGCTGTACCGAGTTATGGTAACGGAATAGATGAAATGACCGACCAACCTATTATTGCTCACGAGAACTGGCAACATGGACTCGGAGCTGTGTATTACCAAGACGGAGATAAACCATTTGATACTCAACAGATTACAATACAAACTCACAATGGATATACAACTAGGTTTAATGGTAAAATATATGTCCCTAACGAGGAAAAATAATGGAAAGCATAAATAGAGAACAACACCCAGAAATATTTCGAGCAGTCAATGAATACTTTGGTGTAGAAGTACATCAAGAATTTCCTGATGTTGCTGCTAATTTTATTAAAGAAAAACTTGTACAACCTCAACTTGAGGGATTTGAAGATTCTCATATAGACGAAATGATTATTGTTAGAAATGGACTCATTGAACAAATACAGAAGCATCAAGGTATAGTCCAGAGCTTAATGTTAAAAGTATACCGGTTACAAGAAGGTATAGATATGGAGAAGTTTCGTGGGTCAAATGGAATTCGGACAGAATAAAGACAATGTTCGTGAATACCTACCTACCTACGGAGGTATAGATTGGCATGACGCATGGCTTGCAAGGCATCCAGAAGAAATAGGCAGACTATCTGTATGGGGAGAAGCATTTGATGAACTTGGAGAGTTTTGCGAACAGCTTAATCAAACTAATTGTGCGTTCTATTTAAATGACACAGATGATGATTTTGATTGCTTAGTAGTAATAGATGACAGAGATGATTCAGGTGACTTCTGGTGGACTAGAGGACAACTTGGAGAAGACTTTGATATGTTACTAGATACTCTCGGAGAAGAAGTGATGATTATACACACTAAATATCCTGCTCAACAAGCGGCTGAATTTGTCCTAAGAATTATGATGAATGATATAATAGAGTAGTTAAACAAAGGGAACAAAGGCTTTAGCCGGGATTTTGAGTAACATACTTGAGGGATTTGTATTAAGGTACGAAAAACTAGAATCTGAACCTAAGATTCATAGAACTTGATATTATATTTAGCTTCTTTAATTATGTCTTCTAACTCTTGAATAGTTAGTTTATGGTACTCTTGCGCCCTTTTTTGTAATTTATCTGCTGTCCCATCCCCAAACTTCATTTCAAGGGCTTTAGAGTATTTAAACTGTTCCCCTTGATTGTAAGTATTGCAACCAGCACATTGAGCGTTTACATTTTCGTCATCATATCTAGTAGCAGAATATCTTCTGGACTGAAAGTGTCCTGCGTGCATCTGTTTTACAGGCAACCACTTATCACATGTTATACATTGAGCCCAGTATTCTTCGCCACGCTTGGTGGAATCTCTATACCGGATATAACGACTAAAGTATAAATCAGCTTTCTTCTTGAGTTGTGCTACTGTCGGTTTCTTCACGACTATACTCCCTTTGTTGATTACTTGGTGAATACATGTCCCTTGAGTATGGCAAATCTCCAAATGGAGGTGCCACATAAGGCTTAACTGCTGTTTTACCCAGCTTGCGGTCTCTCTTCTCGTTATTGTAGGCATAAGCCTCCATTGATTCCCTTTGTATGGCAGCTTCACCGCCACCGTGTTCACTTCTCTGAGTCATAGTAATGCTATCCTTTTCCTGTGCCATTGCCATAGCCATTGCCAGAGCCATAGCCATTGCCATAGCCAGAGCCATTGCCAGAGCCAGAGCCAGAGCCATAGCCATTGCCATAGCCAGAGCCATTGCCAGAGCTAAAGCCATAGCCATTGCCAGAGCCAGAGCCAGAGTCATAGCCATAGCCAGAGCCAGAGTCATAGCCAAAAGCAATATCTTCAGTATTTAATTCTGTTAAACTACCCATGACTTTACACCTTGAATTGACTCTCGTGCTTTATCAGTTGTTTCTATAATTTCATCTGCTTCGGTCAATGTTACATTTACTGGTACAGCAAACTTACAATTATTAGGTTTGCTTACTCCATCTGTAGCTAATTGGCTCAAAGAAGCTGCCCCGTCCCAATACCATAATCTGATAGCGTCTACTAAATGCACTTCTTTACCATCTCGGTTTTTAAGGTAACCTGCAAATACTCCAGCACTATAGGTGCGGACTACTACAAAGTCCATTCCATTTAATTGTTCGGATTTTTTATTGTCTGTACCTTTAAGTACATAAGTTTGTCCGTTTATTTCTAATTCATTTATAGTTGTTTTACTCATATTATTCTCCTTTAATTTATTATTTAAGTTCATAACGTTGCTAATCCTTCTTTTATTGTTGTTACTTGCATCTCTAATGCCTCACAAGCTATCATGCCAACTTCTCTGGCAACCTTAGATGCTCTGGCATTAAAGTTTACTGCTTCATGTATAGACTTTTGTAATGCGTAAATACTATACACTGGGTTATCTCGTATTGGTCTGTAATCTCTGACAACCCTGTCAAGTGTAAAAGTATCTGGTATTGGTACTTGCTCAAGATGTGCATGTATTCTTTGATGCGCCCCATGATAGAGAGGAACTATAAGTTCAGGAGTCTGTCTTAACTTTCTGCCTGAATCAAATGCTCCCCATAACCTATTGGGATAAAGAACGTGATGTTTTTCTACTTTACTCATAATCCCGTTCTTCAAACTCATTGTGTATGATGCAGTCTCCAAATTCCATGTCTTCTGGAAATTCTACCCATCTTATGTTTTCCATTTTTTACTCCTTGTTTCTAATGCTTTCTTAATAACTTCAGGATTATTAAAACCACCGCCTTTATTGACTTTTCTATTTGCCCGGATAGCTTTCATTTGCTCCCGGGCTTTTTCTTCGCCTATCTTTGCGACTAAGTTTTCATAATAACTCGGCATGTTACCTCTTTGCTACTGCGACTGAACCTGTATTAAATACTATTACATTATCATTATCTAAAAATATTATGAATAATCCAAGTTCTTTATCGTATTCAGCTTTGTCAATCTTACTTCCCATAACTATTTTGTTAAACTTCTTTACGTTCTTCTTATCCATATTAACTCCTAAAATGGTATGTCATTTAAATTAATGGGTTCGCCCGATTCTATGATGTCCATGTTACCCCAATCATCAATAGGAGTTTTCTGCTTTATAGTCTCTGCTACTTGCTTAGCTTTCTCATAACCCGATACTTTTGCTGGTTCTGCCACTACTTCTTCTTTGCCTTTGAGTTCGTTACCAATCTCAATAAGCTTTACAGTGGCTTTCTTAATGTAGTTCCAGTGTTCTGGTTTCTGTGGAAGCATACCCTCAATAGTACAAAAGGTTTTAAATACTAATCCTAGTGTGATGTTCTTATCATCTTTGGGTTGCCATGCTTTACCAGCACTAGGAGTAAAAGTGTTTTCTTTAGGGGCTTGTCTTACGTACTCTTTACCTTTGTCGTTAGTATAGACTTCTACATCTCCAGTCCAACCCTCTGTGGCTATCTTATCGCTCATTGTCTTGTGGATAAGTCTTTCTCCGTCTACTTCTAGCTTAATAGTAAAGATAGTTAAGTTAGTTCCGGGTATGTCAAAAGCGTCATCGCCTACCCATACAGTTTTAACGTTGTTTAATATTGGCATTACTTAATCTCCTTCTTAGTTCTTTTACTTACTTTACCACCTTTGGCACCGGCTATACTTGCTCTTTGTCTTCCGGTTAGTCCGTCTTTACCAATCTTTGTGTCGTTAGCAAATCCACCGGTATTACTATTAGTTCCACCCTTTTTACCTATGTTAGCGTAAAAGTCATCTCCATACTTTGCTTTGTTAGTTTGTGCGGCTCGAAGTCCGCCAGCTTTAGTTCCTGCCATTCTCTTCTCCTTCAAAATAAATTACTGTTGATATTGATTGAATAAATATTGCCGCTCCTAAAAACAATCCAGGCGCTTTACTCGTGTCATCTGGTGATGCTAGCAAACCAATAAAAGCTATTATTGCTACAATCATCATTATCCAACTTATTATCTTTACAAATGTTTTCATATTAAACCCTTTCTAATGGTTCTAATGCGTCAAATGGTATTTCGTAACATTCTATTACACCATTCGAGCCTATATTAAATTGTTTTGCGTGTTCTCCGGTTATATACCAGCTACCTTTAAATCTCTCAGCTTTTGTTTTAGTAAAAACTATCTCGTTATGAAAACCGACTTTATGTTTATTTAATAGTATTACTGGAGATTTTTTCTTTTCGCCATTTACCCACATATCATGCCAGCGAGGCGACCATATCTCAAACTTCTGTACTACTGTAAACCTGCCGATTCTCATGTTAAACCTTTAAAATGGTGGGTCTTCCAAGTTTATTGGTATTGGTATCAATTCATCTTCCCATGGTGGTTGGAAGTAATCTGGATTACCGGGCTTAAAGTTCTCAAAATACTCTTGGTCAGTCATCTCTACTCACTTTCTCTAATTTAACAACTTGGTAAGCTAATCCTTCTTCTAACATTGATTGCCTTAATAAAGTGGATGCTTCGCCTAAATCTGCTAAGTTATCTTTAATGTACGTATCAATTAAGGTCTTATCAGGCTTCAGGAGCGTGTCTAAGAGGTCTTCATCAAATACTTGTCTCATTACTGCTTTATCGTAATTAAAACGCTGTACGGAGCTTATTTTGAACCGGTACTTGCCATGTTCATATACACCATTGTTGTCTACAATAGCCGGTACTTTCTTTTTAAGCTTCTCTTTAGCTCTTTCTAGCATCTTAATTTGGTCGGTGATTAGTCTCCAACTCTCCATAATCTCTTCTGGAGTTTCGTCAGAGTACTCTTCAATTTCACCGGTGCCGGTGTTTACTACTTGTATCATTTGCCTAATATAGCAAACAGCAAGAAAACAATTACTAAAAGTAAGAATATTACCATTTGCCAATCCTTCTTAAAATTACTTTAAATAGTTTAAAACAGAACATTAAGAATATAACTACTAAAGCTACTGTTAAAGTAAACAATCCTACCCCTACTAAAAACATGTAACTAAAAGCTATATCACTCATTTATTTCCCTTATCATACTTTCTACTATTTTATTTAACTTAACTAACTTTCTGTGAATTTTCCACATATCTATATACTTCATCTAATAACCTATTTATTAAAACTGATTGTTTAGTTTGCAACTCTAGTATTTCATCAATAACAGAGTTTACTTCATCAATAGAGTTCATTTCGTTTTCTCATTTCTTCTTCTATTAAAGTCTTAAAGAAGTTTTCCCAATCAAACTTAATTACTTCTATTTTATGAACACTTGGTATATATGTAACGTTTATTTTCATATTAAACCCTGTTCAAACTGACTTAAAATTAAATCTGACTTTCTGTTCATTGACTTAATTTTTTTTTTATCTTTAGCATCGTGGCTAAATTTTATATTTTTCCAGCTATTTATTCTTAACTTACAATAGTCAAGAATTATAATGCCTAGAAATATACCTATGAAAAAATCATAGTGCAACTTCATAAAAGCTCCTTTCGTTTATTTAACACCTACCTAACTCAATCTCTACTAGACTAATCAGGGGCTATAAACTCTATAAATTAGCCTAGCCCCCTTTCGTGGAGTGGAAAATTGTATTTGGTACTTGGTCAAGCCTTAACTTAACCATAACTACATACTACTACAACAAGTCGTTAATGTCAATACTAATAATGTTAAATATTGACTAAACCTGTGTATAAGTTATTATTTAATTACTAGGGTCGCAACCTTAAAGGTGTAAGTCTTAAATTATTACGATAAGCCCTAGTTATGATATAATTTAAATGCCTTCAAAATAAAGGCGTCTTTCGTTTAGCAGGCTCTTTACAGAGCTTGCTTTTTTGTTATAATGCGAATGTGTGCATACACACCCCCTATTTATAATTGAGCCGGATTTTCTTAATTTTACCGGCTCTTTTTAATTGACTTAAATGCTTAATTGTGATAGTTTAAATATTAACTATTGTTACTGTTTGATAATAGAAAAACCCCTATTGCTAGGGGCTTGCTACTGTTTAATATAAATATGTTAGCAATCTAAAAATTAAATGTCAATAGGAAAAATACTTTAATAAAATAGTTTATAGCACTATTCAAAACTTTAGATATGCTCTCGGTCGGATAGCCTTATAGTGTGTGATAAGTCTAGGCTCTGTGCGATAGCCCTAATGTACAACCTAGCCTAATGCTGATGGTGATAGTGGATAGCGTTTAAAAATACGAAGCTATTGCCATCTGTGTTACACATTAAGAGCCACTATCTTAAAATTAAAGTCATATTTCAACCCTCATCCTAGCTACGGGATAAGGGCTGTTGATGCCTAATTTTTAAAAGTTATAATATAAGCAATTAAAGTACCTGTTAAATAAGCGCCCAATATTTCTAGTATTATCATAGCGCTACTCTATCAATCATTATTTCTACGCATGCTTTTAAAGTACGCTTATTTTTAATTGAGTAGGCTTTTAATCTTTTATAATGTTCTTCGCTAATTCTTATGACTCTATCACTCATTATTTTATTTCCTTTACTAGTTTAATTTTATAACCGTCTACCTCTGATATTCTATTAGTCCAATAATCGCCTATTTCTGATTCGTCCTCATTTTCTTTTAAATGTTGTTTTATCTTTTTTAGTTCTTGATTATCTGTTGGCTCATTTTCACTAGTCCAAGTAAACCAATCCGGGTCGGCATCTATTCGTTCAAATACTGTTAAATATAAATTCATATTATCCCTATCTAGGCATTTTAAAGTGATGCCTAGCACTATTTAATTAGTCGCTTAATACTTTAAGAATATTATATATTTCTTCTTTTATAACTTGAGGCGCTAGCAATTCAAGAATAACAACGTCTAAAGTCTCAGCACCTCGAGCAAGTGTTTCAACAAAATAGTTTTGGTCTATATCATTAAATAAGTCTCTAATGTCATCATCCCATATTGCGCCACTATCATTTATAAACTGTTGCGCTTCCCACGTGTTGCAAGTTCTTGAACCGTCTAAGTTACCAAATACGTTTTGTGTATCGTCTAGCAAGTCATTTAATATATCTAATCTAGTTTTGCTTTTATCCCACGCTTGAACATCATCTATATGGTCATTTATAAGCCCTAAAGCAAGTGTTTTGTAATTATCCATAGTTTACCCCCTTAGTAAAATATTATATTAGTTACGCCGGTCATATCATCAGTTAAGATAAAAGCGCTTATTACTGTTTCTATGTGTTTAATTTCTATACTCATTTTAACCCTATTCTGGCTAGATATAGCGCTAGCCACGCTTATTAATTATTTAACTTCCTCAGGTGTTACTGCTAATATGCGACCTCTTATAGTATATTTTGAATTGTCGCCGGTTGTTTTAATCTTAGTAACATAATATTGCTGTTGCGCCATGCTGTAATTCACTTGGTATAAAGTTTTATAGTCATAAACCATAACTCTATTTTGTTTATATAACTCTTTTAATTCATTTTGAGAATTTATCCACTTCATGCTGTACCCCTTTAGTTGCAAAAACTTGATATTATATACATTGTTATAAATAAGATTACTAACCCTGTATTTATTAGATTGTCTTTTAATTTATTACTCATTTATTACCTCTTTTTATTTTTATAAACTTGTACTTGTTTGGTGTTGTATAGTGTTTTATATACATGTTACCCTTTTTTGTTTTTATTAGTTGTTAAGTTTCTTAGCTTGCTTAGCTGTAACCCTGTGTTAGCTCTGTCTTGCCTAGTGGCTGTTGTCTAAGTTGTAGGTTGGTGCTTTAGCTTGCGCTAATACTATTAATATACATCTACGATATGTACATGTCAACACTATTTATATACAAAATGATACTTTTATATTAGTTTCATACAATAACAGATTAGAAATTGTGGATAAGTACATTAGTAGAATAAATGCTATAATAACCCTATATGAGCAAACAACAGATAAAAAGAAGATACTTACCTGATAATGTTACTACAATAATAAAAAGCATTGAATTAGAAGTATTAGAAGATGAGAGCATAGTTTTTATAGGTCAATCGCTAGCCAACAGAGGTATAAATGCTCATAAGTGGTCTGAATTCAAGTCTAGCAACCTAGATAATAAGCCGGTACTAGATACAATGCTAAGAATAGAAACTATCTTAGAACATAGGTTAGTTACAGGGGCGTTAGCTAATAAACTCAACACAACCATGGCTATATTCGTACTTAAGAATAAATACGGGTATAAGGACTCTAAACAGGTCGACAATACCCACATTGTCAAGCCAATACTAGGTGGGCTTAGTAATAAGGTTATTGAAGCCACCCCTGTTAAGCCTGAATAATATGGTATAATAGGCTTTTATGCGCACCCCTGTTAAGGTATCGAAAATTGCGGGATTATATAAACTGTCTTAGCCTACCCCTATGCAAACTGTCAAGTCTATTGCCTAGTATATGCCTACCCCTGTTAGTCCTAGTCGTACATTATATGTTGTGCGACGTTACCCCTGTTTGGGGTTGAAATTGAGTCGTCTGGTGGTGTAAGGTTAAATTTATGAACTACATCCAAACATCGGCTACAACTAAACTGCTTAAGCTAGACAAAAGAATTAGGGGGATAGCCGGAGGGACCTCAGCTGGGAAGACTATTTCGATACTTCAAATCTTAATAGACCAAGCACAGACTAATCCTGGGATTCTTATTTCAGTTGTTTCAGAATCTTTTCCTCACTTACGTAGGGGCGCTATGAGAGACTTTCTTTCTATTATGGAGGATACTAACTATTACAAAGATGATGAATGGTCTAAGACTGATTTCACGTATACTTTCTCAAACCGCTCACGCATAGAATTTTTTAGTGCAGACCAGCCAGGTAAAGTTAGAGGACCAAGACGTGATGTGCTTTTTATGAACGAAGCCAACAACATTGGGTATGAAGAGTTTGACCAACTCCGAGTTCGTACCCGTCAGACTATTTGGCTAGACTGGAACCCTACTAACGAGTTCTGGTGGTATACCGAAATCCTTCCACACTATGACGTAGACTTTCTTACAATTACTTACAAGGACAATGAAGGATTAGACGATTCAATTGTTCAGGATATTGAGTCACACAAACACAACAAAAACTGGTGGCTTGTATACGGTCTAGGACAGCTTGGTGAAGTTGAGTCTCGTATTTACAAAGACTGGGCTATTATTGACCACATACCTCACGAAGCCAAACTCGAAAGGCGAGGATTGGACTTTGGATATACAAACGACCCTACAGCTATTATTGATATCTACCGCTACAATGGAGGACTTATATTAAACGAAGTTCTCTACAGGAAAGGATTAAGCAACAAAGACATAGCTGACTTTTTAGATTCTACAAACGACCCTGAAACGCTTGTGTATGCTGACTCAGCTGAACCTAAATCTATTGACGAAATTGGAAGTTACGGTATACCAATTGTTCCGGCTCAGAAAGGTAGAGGTTCTATCTTACAAGGAATCTCATACATACAAGACCAGCGTATCTCCGTCACTAAGAAGAGTACAAATTTACTCAAGGAATATCGAAACTACTTATGGAAAACTGACAAAGACGGCAAGATTATTAATCAACCAGAAGGCGGCAACGACCACCTGTTAGACGCACTACGCTACGCATTAGAAACTTACACATACGCTAAAGAAAGAACTTCTGGTGTAGTCACAATAGCTCCACCAGACGCTAAGAAAAAATCTTTCGTAGTAAATGAGGATGGTACTGCAGATGCTTTTCATATAGACTTAGAAGAGATATTAAAACGTGTGTCTCGTGAACAGCGAGAGATGGGAGAATGGTTTTGAATATTTTAATGATATTTCACGCTAAGTTGTTTCCTGCGCCAGTCGAAAGACCTCAAAAATTTAAGTGCGGATGTGGTAGAACTTTGTTTAGAGCTAACACACATGAAATTACAATTTCCAACGACATAGGGCTTGGCTGGGATACGTACTCACCATCACAACAATATATTGAAATCGTCTGCCACTCTTGTAAAAATCGCTATAAAATACTTTTTCAATGATGTATAATGAAATTAGGCAAATTAAACAGGAGCCCTCATGAAGGGTTTTTTTTATGGCAACAATACAAGATTTGATGAAACAGAAAGTAATTCGCAAAGTCCAAAGAAGCGATAAAGGAAAGCAACACCAGCACCGCAAGTATAATGACTTGTCTATTCCTAAACCCGGTATTCCTGGCTTAATGCAATCTTCTGAATCTGAAGTTAAAACTCCTAAAAAGGGAAAAATGAAGAATGGCAAATAATTGGGATTACGAGCAAACCGCTCCTCCGTTAAATGACACTAAGGTAGACCGCTTAAGTGATGTTCCTAGTGGACAGATAGACCAACTACCTCCTTTGTCAATAGACATTCCCGACAATCAAATTATTAAGAACTTAGACAATCGTATAGATGACTCTATTGGCTATTGGGATGCACCAGATGGTTTTAATTTGAGACAAGCTCGTAACGAAGCTATGCGTTTTTACTTAGGTAAACAAAATGACGTGCGTTCACTCTATAGGTTTCAGACACCTTACGTAGAAAACCAAATCTATGTAGCAGAACAAGCTATTACAGCTTACTTAACAGCTAACACTCCATCACCAGAAGTTTCTCCAGCTCAGGACTCACCACAAGCTCGTCAATTCGCTTTAGACCTTGAAAGAGTATGTGTAGCCCACTCAGCTAAAGTAAACCTACAGCAATTACTAGAAACTAGCGTTAAGAACGTACTCAATAAACGATTAGGTTTGATTTACTTCCAGTTTGACCCTAACTACGGTAAGAACGGTGAGATTATTCCAATAGCTTTGAACCCAGAAGAAGTTATTATTGATAAGAACGCCAAGATGGGTGAAGACCCTGATTTTATTTGTAGGAACGTCAAAATGTCAGTTAATGAAATGGTTAATCGTTGGCCCGAGAAAAAGAAAGCTATTTATTCAGAAGCTGGTATTGTACGAGGTACTTCTAAACAGCTAGACCAAATTATGGTAGTTAGAGAAGTATGGTTAACTCACTACGATAAAGATTTTGAACCACACCAAGCTCTCGTCTATTACTTTCAGAACTTAGTGCTTGAAAAATCACGAAACCCACATTACATCTATTCAAAGAACGAAAAGAACTTTATTGATTTACCAAAGAAACCATTTATCCCACTTAACTTTGATAACGATGGACAACACTGGATTGATTACACATCTTCTGTAGAACAAGCTTCCAAAGTACAAATCATTCTTAACAAGCGTGGTCGACAATTAATGGAAGTCGCTGACAAGGCAAACGGTATTCTAGTAATTGACACCAAGAGTGGAATGAGTAAAGATGACGTACAAGACCTTACAGATGACCCTAACCAAAGAATAGTTATATCTCCACCACCTAACGTGAGAGCACAAGACGTAATCTTCCGACTACCACCTCCTGAAATTCCACAGTTCTTATTCCAAGATAAAATGGACCAGCGTACAACTATCCATTCTATAATGGGTACCCCTTCTGAATTTACTGGTTCTAATGACGGAGATACAACAAGTGAAACTTTAGGTCAGTCAATGATGAAGAAGAATCAAGCTTCAGGTCGACAGGACTTATATGTACGTTCCATAGACCGTTTTATGAACGCTTACTTCCAATACTTAGTACAGATGATGGTTGTATGGTACTCAGAACGACATTTCTTTGTATACAACGGTGGTGATGGCGAATTTGATTATATTACAATGCACCGAGACCTTATTGATAACGGAATGGCTATCAATGTAAAGGGCGGAACCTCACTTGCCTTTGATAATCACCGACAAGAAGCAGTCGTATTACAACTTCTTAAGATGGGTGCTTCAATTTCACTACTTGATGCTTACAAATTACTCCATTTACAGAACCCACAGAAGCTTTACGACAACTGGGCTAAGCAAAAAGTTGACCCAATGGCTCTTGCACGTGATGGACTTGATGAAATTGATGAAGCTAAGGCTTACGTAGCATACGTAGAGATTATAAATGGCAAAAAACCAATGGAACCTGACCACGTAACTAAAGAATACGTACTTTCACTCAGAAAATTGATGGTTAGAGACGAATTTATGAAGCTCAACAAGACAAAACAGCAAGCTTACCTTGATTTTGTAGATGAAATGCTACTCAGATTAGAAACTACCATGGCATTAGACCAAATGGGCGAAGAAAACGTCATGAATTTGAGTCCAAAAGTACCATTACAGCCTTACAACCCCGGTCAACCTACTGAACAAGAGTTAAATCCTGGTCCACCAAGCGCTCCTGGTATGCCACCTCAAGGTATGCCACCTCAAGGTATGCCACCACAGGGGATGCCACCAATGGGTCCACAGAGTAATATACCTATGGCTCCAGGCGCTTCACAGGCTATGTTGGGCGGTTCTATATTCTCAGGAACCAATTTACCAAACCCAGCCAATCCACAAATTCCTAACACTGGCAACCCTAGTGTTTTACCTCCCGTTTAATGTGATATACTGACATCAAGGAGGAATTATGGCTAATGATATGAATGTGCCCGGTTTTAGTGCTACACCGGAACTACAAGCTAAGTTAGATAGTTTAGATGACAATCTAACACCAATTAACGAAGTAAAAGAGGAGTCTAAAAATGCTAAACCTGAAGTTGAGAATGAAGAGGCTGCAGAAGAAAAGGATGAATCAACTGAGCAAGTTGAAGAAGTCCAAGACGCAGAAGAATCTGATGAAACAGGCGAGGATAGTGAAGAAAGCGACTCTGAAGAGGGTTACTCTATAGATGAAGATGATGAAGACGAAGAAGAAGTCCCATCTAACTCAACACAAGAGACACCAGCTAACAACCAACTAACTCCAGAACAACAATTTGTATTAGACAACATATCTACTTTTAAAGTTCGAGGTACTGTACCCGGAAGTGACAAGGTAGAATCATTTGACATATACACAATCGAACAGTTACCTGCTGGATTTAAATACGAAAACGAGAGTGAACTTACTATTGCGATGAAACGTGATAATTTAAACGAACAGAAAGCTGAAAAGCTTGTAAATGATTATCGTTCACAAGAAACTAACAAATCAGCTCAAGAGTTTAAGTTAAGAGAAGACAACGCAGACCGACAAGACATTGGTGACTTACAAAGAAAAGGTGAGTTACCTAAATTTAAAGCACAACCTAACTCTAAGGACTTTGATAATGACCCAGGAGTTAAACTTGCAAATGACATCTTGGCTTTTAAAGAAGAACTTAATCAGAAATACTTAAACGAGTACAACGCTGGTCGACCTTATAAGCACATTGGATTTGAAGAAGCATTTCGTATGTACAAATACCAAAACCCTGATAAGATGGACACAGAGCTACAAAAGGAAGACGCAGCCAGACAAAATCTAGCTAAGCGTACAACTAAAGCTAAAGGAAGTGATTCTCAAACACCTAGCAGACCACGTGTAAAACCTGGTATGACTAGTAGAGATTTAGACAATTTAATAGATAGCCTTGATTGGTAGGAAAGGAAAGTTATGCACAATTGGTGGATAGCAGCGTTAGAAGAATTTGGATTAATAACTCGTGAAGAAGCAGAGCACATCTCTGAACAAATTAGATTATCTATACACAAAGATAAATACAAAGAAGCTTACGAAGAGCTACACGCAATACTTGGTAGAAAAAGGCTTGCAAACACACATATAATGGAAAATTTACAAAGCGAACTATTAATTATTAAAAGTGAAATAGAAAAGCTTAAGTCTAAAGAACCTCTTAAAAAAATAGTTGCAAGTAAAAAATAAATAAACTATACTAGGATTATCTAGGCAAATTATTAAGCCCTCCTTGTGAGGGTTTTTTTATTAGGCCAGATGTAACAAACTAATAAAGGAGATAATATGGCCGGAATGGTATTCACCGATAGGGTCGCAGACATAACCTATCAAGACATACTGCCTTCAATTGTTGACCAAATCAACAACTCGAACGTATTCCTAGCTCGTGTTCTTTCCAAGCCTGGTTCTTGGAAGGGTGTATACGAAGCACAACCTATAGAAATTGCTAACAGTACAACTGGTGGTTCTTTCTCAGGTATGGATACTTTCCCAACGGCAGCCACTAACAACACTCGTCTTATGACTTGGTATCTTGCAGCTTACGAACAGTCAGTTGTAGTACCTGGTATTGAACGAGCAGTAAACGCTAACAACGAGAAGCAAGTTCTTATGTTGCTCAAGACTCGTCTTGACGAAGCTAAGATTTCTGCTTTGCAGTCTGTTGGTCAGATTGCTTACGGTCTAGGTTCAGGAAAAGACTTCGATGGTCTTGGACTAATTGTAGACAATGGTACTAACTCAAGCTCTTACGCTGGTATCACACGAAGCACTAACACCTTCATTAACGCTGATGTTACTGCAGTAACTAACGGAATCATTACTCTTGACTACTTGTCATCTGAGTTTGACAACGTTTCAGCTGCAAGTTCTTCAATGGAAAGCCCTACTATTGGTCTTACTACTAAGACTATCTGGACTTACATCGAAGGTCTAATTCAGCCTATGGTAAGTGCTCGATACGAGACTCTTCAAATACAAGGTTACGACCGAGTAGATGGTGGAACTCCTGTTGGACAAACTCGCCCAGCTGGTGAAAAGACTTCAGCTTTTGCTGGATTCAACGCTATTAGCTACCGTGCACGTCCTTTAGTTGCAGATGATAACTGTACTTCACAGACTTTCTTCTGGCTAAACGAATACTACATGGAATTTAAGAGACTAGTAGACTCAAGCCTACGTCAGATTTCTTCAACTGTTGAAGTTACTGAAGGTTTCTACAAAGATGTTTCATTCCCAAGTGCATGGCAATTCAGAGAATTAATCGCTCCTGTTAACCAGTATGGTGAAGTAGGTCTATTGATTCTTATGGGTAACTTAATCCACAGACAACCTCGAAGAAACGGTAAACTAACTGGTATTACTTCAAACTAGGTTTGATAGAAAGGATTATTTATCATGGATGTAGGAATTAGAACATTAACAGAACAAGACATCAATACTCTATCTACTTCAAAGCAGGTACAGTATGGTGCAACAGGAATGACTGAAGACGGTCGAAAATATCGATACGTATCTTTCGGTGGTACATCAACAATCAACTCAGGCCAATTAGTTGTTGCTGCAGCAGTAACAGCTGGTTATCAAGGTCTAACAATCACAGCAACTGGTACAGGTGGACAAACTGCAGCTAACTTAGCTACAGGTGCAACATCAATCGTTATAACTAACGGTTCAACTGCAATCACTCAAGACCAATTTGCTGAAGGTTACCTCGAAGTATTAGTAGGTGCAGCTGGTGTTACTAGCTCATACTTATATAGAGTTAAAGGAAACACAGCAGCAGCTGGTAGTGCAACTTTCACAGTTTACCTAGCTGAAGCTATGCGACACACAACTGCATTAGTACCTGGTACTGACACAGTTAACCTAAACCCAAGCATTTACAGCTCAGTAAACACATCAGGAACAGCTGATATCCCTGTAGGTGTAACAGTAATGCCTGTTCCTAACACAGCTTCTGTAACTAACTACGGTTGGGTACAAACTGCTGGACCTGTTGACGTCAAGAACGACGCAGTTGGTACTATCGCTGTTGGAACTGCAATTGGACAAAGTGTAACTGTAGGTGGTTCTGTAAGACAAGCAACTGCTTCAACAAGCCCAATTATTGGATACACACACGCTGCTATTTCAGCATCATCAAGTGGTCCAGTATTCTTGAACATTAACTAATATCCTTTTAAGGAGGGGTACTTATGGCAATAACAAATAGAAATCGCCTATTAGAGAAGTACGTTCAAGTCGTTCGAATGGATGGCTTAAACACTAACAAAAACGTAAACGTTGGTATCGCAGCGGGTGGCTCTACAGCTACCCTAAGCGTTGGTGCTGGTGGTATCTCTACTACTGGACCATTGGTATCAGGTGCTAGCACTCAAAACCATACTTCAGTAGCTATTAACGCTACAGCAACAGTTACAGCTGTACAGGTTGCAAGTGGATACATTACATCTACTTCAGCCGCAGCAGTAGGAATTACTTTACCTTCAGCTACAGCTCTAGCTACACAGCTAGGTGCAACAGCAGGTTCAGTATTTGACCTTTACATAGATAACACAGCAGGTGCTAACACAGTTACAGTAACAGCTGGTTCAGGAATGACCGCTTCAGCAGTAGCTCAGGTTGCAACTTACGGTGTACCTACATTTGGTCTTATGACTGTTGCTTCAGGTACAAGTGGACAAGGTTGTTTCCGATTTGTTTTCTCATCGGCAACAGCATGTACATACGCTAGAGTATTCTAGTATAAAA